AGAACGGTCCCCTCCATGACGATCAAGCTGCCCTCTGCCATGAAGTCTTCATATTTGACCCGCATGGCCGCAGGGAGCTTATGGAGCGTCACAGAAGTAATGTAGTTTCGGGTCTTGACACCAAAAGCACCATCCCGAAGAGGGAAGAGGAAGGTAAAGGAACAGAAGTCGTCTCCTTGGGAAAGGTCTGCACCCATGGCGCATGGCATCTGCCAAAACCTCTGCCGGCGATGGGGCAGGGTCTCCTCATAGGTGAAGTAATAGGTGTATCCCTCCATCGGAAGTCCGAACCGCTTTGCCAGCATGTCGTTTCGCGTGGCCGGTGCCGTTTCCGCCCGGTCCACATCCTTCTGATAGGTCTCATAGGTTACGGTCTTCCCAAGGTTTGGATTGGCCTTTGGCCACATGTCGGGATAGGCCACCTCCTCAACGGAGTCCAGCTTGTACCACCAGATGGAAACATGCTCCTGCGGAGGCCCGATACCCTGGAGAATGTTCATCAACTCCATTTTGATGGTGTCACCGGCGCCATTACGAACCGTGCCTTCGGAACTGGTCGCTATAATAAGGTAGTCATCCAGCTTGGAAGCGCCCTGTTCGATTGCGCCAATAACGTCTTCCCGGGCGTCGGCAGAAGACAGCCATTCGTCTACGGTGGCCACCTTACAGCGAAGACCCTGAAGCTTGTCCACCGACATGGGGCGAACTTCGATTAAGGAGCCGGAAATGAAATTCTCGATGCCCTTCTTGGTAGAGGCCAGTTTTACCCGATTGGCTCTGGAGCCGGTGGTATTCTGTAAAGAACCCTCGGTCATAAACTGAAAGACCGGTCCTCTTGCCCTTGTGATGGCAGTCTTGATGGGGTTGACGATCTCCTCGGCCTGCTTCATCGTGGGGGCCGTGGTAATTTGGTGGGTGGTGGAGCCGTCCACAACGCAGAAGTATGCCTGAATGCAGGAGTCATACAGCGATTTTGCCGCACCTCTTCCCACGATCAGATATTGCTTCTTGGTCAACCGCTGCTTGATTCGCTTGGTAACATAACGGCCACCTCTGCCATCTGGATTTGGAACATAGACGGAACGGTCGTCGAAATAGTACCAGCCAAACACCTGCTCCCCCCAGAGTTTGAAGGTGTCCAGAAGATGAAGATCAGAGCCATCGGTCAAGGTCAGCTCGTTCTCGCAGAAATCGATCCATCCCTCGACCGCCCTGTCATCATAGTAGTAACTGGGCGACTCGATCAGTCGGTCGATCCGGTACATCTCCATGGCGACCTCTTTGCAGACTGGAATATCCCCTCGGATGACTGCGTCTCGGAATGCGCCATAATAGCGGGGGACGGCGGTGTTAGATAGCATCTGTTCACCAGCCTCCCATTACAGACCCAGCGCTTTTCTTCCGATGAGAACCAAAGTGGAAAACTTCTGATCACTCACCTTAGTCTGATAAACATCTTTGGGGATGACCCGCTCCATATCGAATACGATGATGGGAGATTTGGCCTTGAACCCGCCATAAATGGCGTCGTTTGTATCGAGAAGTGCGCCATACCCAGCTCTCTTACATTCGTTAAAGAATTTGGTTCGCTGAGTATAGACGTCATGCCCCTTCCAGCGATCGCCTTGACCGTCATAGGGAATGACATAATTGAACATCCGATAAACCGTCTGAAGATCATCGGCCGAAGGGGTGTAGCTCTGGTCTTTCATCTTCTCCAGCACTGCGGCAGCTTCCCGATAGCCCTTGAACTTATACTTGTCATTCACAAAGTAACTTTGCATGCGGTCTTTATCCGTAACAAAGTTATAGAAATCACGGTCCTTCTTATAGAGATCCATGAAAATCTTGGCGCCGGAATCCTCGCTTGCCACTTTCAAATCAGTTTTAAGCGAGTTGTCGATCCGGTACTTCATGAATGAGCCAGTTCCGATCTGCTTGCCATCCTTGCCGTAGACCGGCTTGGGAATCGGGCGGTTGAACAGGGCATTATACTGATGCTTGTCCAGGGAATTGTGAGTGGCATAAAACATATCGGTGTTCTTGGTTCGGTCCTTGTTGTAAGACAGGGTGCTCAGCGTAGTCTTGTCGGCATTCAGCACCTCGTCGAAGTGTTTCTTGTTGTAGATGCTGTTACCGCTCTTCCGCTTATTGCTGATGGCCTTTCGCTGGGCTGGGGTATAATCACCGCCGCGCAGGGGATAGGGAGGACCATTTCGGACGCCCCACTTCTGTTTCAGGATGCCATGGTGATATAGCTCCATAAATGATCACCCCCGCAATTCCTTGATTGCAAGGGCAATACTCAGAGAAGAGCCAGCAATCGCCAAAACACTCCCCGCTACTTCCAAAGTATCTCGTAGTGCCTGACGACCTTTGGAGACCTGGGCCGGAGAGGTATCGGCAAACAGTTGATTATACTGCCGCTCCAAAAGTTCCCGATTGATCTTGTCACGCATCTCCTTGTCAGACATTTTGGACAAGTCCATTCGTTTCGGGGTAGGTTTAGAAGTCGTACTCTGCTCCAGTTTCTTCATTTCTTTTACAAGGTCAGAACTGGAATCAACCGTTCGCTTTGTCCGCTCCAGATCTTCCTTTGCCCAACGCTTAGGATCGGGATTAGAGAGGTCGATACGGTTCTCCTTCTTCTTGGCTGCGTTCTCTCGTTTGTCCCGGTCATAACGCTTCTCTCCGGCTGCGGTCAGAGTGCCGTCTTTGTTCTGGTAACGACGGACACCCCACTTCATGCCTTTGATGCCATAATGCAAAAGCACACTATTCTCCATTTTGGGTTTCCTCCTTCCCGCTGGTATCTTCTATGGGGTCCGCCGCAACGAAAAGCCGCCACTCGAACTCACTGATCTGCCGGTTGATAGACTCAATGGCAGCGGAGCTGAGCGGCGGATCGAACAGTAATCGAACCTTCATGTAGACATAGGATTTGACCAAAGAAAAGATGTTCGGCTTGTCTGTGATAAAAGCAGACCAGGTTTCATCTTTTCCTGAAATAGAGAAACCATTGGCGGGCCCGACACCCATTTGCGTTAGGATCGAAAACACGCTGTTGATATGCATGACGATGTCAGCGTCAAAGTGCGTGTAATTCTCGTCGATGCCCAACAGTTTCTTGATGGACGTCAAGATGCTTTCGGAAATCTCCATAGCGACCTCCTCACCGGCGGACTGCGATGAACTTCTTCATGCAGTACCCCCGAATTCCATCGGAAGTCGAAACCTTATAAAATCCTTCGGTCGACCCGTCCATATCGACCGTGACTTTGGTCAGCAGAGTAACGACCTTGATGACCTTGGAATTTGCCCTCGGCTCTTGATAGATAGCTGCTCTTAGGCAATCGGTCACAACTCCGGTAACATGATTTTGCACACCGAGTCCTCCTTTCTACTTTTTCCATGGGCAGGTATCGTTGGGCCTGCGTGTGATCGGTTCTTTGAACAGCAGATGTTCGTCCCCATAGTGAATGGCCTGATGGGTTTCGTGAATCGTAGTGATCAGAAACTCGGGGTCAAGGATCAAACCCTTTCGCTCCCGGATATCCTCTGGGCTGATTGGATTCATGTGGTGAATAAGCGGCCGGCGATAGATCTCCCGACCGGCAATCCCCAAGTCGCACCCCATGTCTCTGGCGATCACAACGTCGCGAATCTGCTTCCACTCAGGAGAGCGGTAGAAGACCTGGTTCATATACCGGTCAAAGCCAAAGGTCTCTTTCCCGACAACGCCATTCAATCGAAGATAGCGATAGCGTTCCTCAAAGGTCGGAAGAAGGATCAAGTCCGAGTAACATCTAATACTCATCTTCATCCTCCTCATCTTGTCCGCTGTATCGCTTAAAGGCGGCCATGGCCTTTTCATAGAGCTCGTCCATCCTGACCCCAGACTTGTAGGCCTCGGTTTTGGCCTGGACCAACTCCACCTCTTTGGCAAGCCTCTCATTCTCCAAGCGGGCCCTGGTGGTTCCAAGTTTCAGGATCGTAGTGACCTCCTGTGAAGAGGCCGTACCCTCCAGCAGCCGTTTCTCGATCAGACTAACGGCCAAGTCGATCAGCTGGTTCTCTCTGGCCTCCGGTGTCAAGGCGGCCCGGCGTTTCCTTGGCTGAGTGCCCGAAGGTTTGATCGCTTTTGCCACGCTTGACACCTCCTCTCGCTAAGAATTGTGGCAGTTGCTATAACTTTGGGAATGGTTTGCGGCGACATTTGAAGAAGCCCGCATAAGCAGATTGTTGATAAGTGGAGAAAAACATGTGGTGTCCATGGGCAAAGGAGGTAACACAATGCGCAAATAACCAGAAAGGAGATCTGGTGGACAAAAGAGTCTCTTATCAGCAATATCCGCCCTGTGGGCTTGTTCAAATGCCGCCGCGAAACCGAAGCCATTTTTCAAAAATATCCCCCGGAGAATTTTTAGGGACCACCGCGATGCATAGGGGGTGCCATTTTGGAGAGGTCCCCCTATACCCTTTTCATGTGTTTGGAGCCCTATAATCAGCCGTCGTTAAGGTAAAATTCCTCAAAAATGACAAAAAGAAATGCGCTCTGAATCAGAGAACATTTCTTTTCCCAGTTTTATGGGCTTTTTGTGGTCACATGGTCGTCGCGGGCTCGGGTTTCAGCGTTCGCTTCACCTTTTTGTAGATACCCAGGGGGTCGTACTTGATGATGTCGTTGATGGCTCGCTCGATTTCTTCCATGTTCTCCTGCTCAGAGAGCTGATCGGAAGTACGGGCGATGCGCGCTAAGAAAGCGCAGGAGTGATACCCGTTGTCTTCGTCGAACCGATACCAGGCTTCATACTGGGTAAAAGGGTCATACGGGTTGTCGGTCGTTGTAAGCATACACGTTTCCATTCGCTCTCACTTCCTTTCTTACTCATTGAGATACTTGGAAACAACAGAAGATGAAAGGTTCAAAGCATCGGCGATCTCGGCATTAGTGCAGCCAGAGTTTGCCATCGCCTTGATCCGGTTGATGCGAGCTTCAGACAGTTGCGTCGATGCTCTTGGAGTTGCACGGGCGCGAACAACATCAGGATCGGCATAGCGAAGGATCTCTTTCAAAGTTGTGTCAGAGATCGCGCCAGCCTGAATTGCTTCCCATTCGCCATCAGAGATTGTAATTCGTGTTCCTTTTCCGCTTGCGCCAGTAGCAACACGAGCATCGCTGATTGCGGCACGACGAATCTTAGAGATCTCGTCTTTGTCGGTGACATTGTTGGCCTGAATCTTTGCCTTTACCTGGGCATTGGCGATACGCTGCGCCTCACGTTCACGAGGGGCGTTAAGCTGAGCCGTCTTCAGGGCGCTGGTCAGTCTGGTAACTTCAGGAGCATAAGCCTTTGCTGCACTTGCATTGCGCACCAAAGTAGGCGTCGCCAAGTATTCCAGTCTCGCACGATTGGCGAGCGCCTTCATACGGTTAGCGTAATCAGCATAAGCGTCCTCCTGAACAGTACCGGAAGACAGGGTTCGGATGTCGTCGGTCTTCTCCAAAAGTTTGATTTGCGTTGTGGCAGGAACGGTTTTCCCAGTCTTCGGGTCTACATAGGTTCGACCAGATTCCTTGTAGATGACCTTACCTGTCTCCCTGTCGATACGACCGCTACCCTGACGCTCCGGAACAGAAACATTCTGCTTTCTCCGAGAGAGCAGAGTAGAGGCCCCACCCACTTCCTTACCAGTTTCAGGATCTATGTAGCCCTGCCACCGTTTCCGAAGGGTGGGGATGTCGTTCTCGATCTCAGACCGCTTGTAGTCCAGCTTGTGCTTGGCCGCGTCGATAACGACCATGCTATGCTTGACAGCCTTAGTGATTTCTTCCTCGGGGGCTCCTTTTAAGGTCATATCCGTGATCAGGTTGGAGATCTTACCCATCTCTATCTGGGTGGCTGCTTTTGAGAGGAGCCGGACGCCGGTCTTCCCCTCGGTGGAGTATTCGACTTTTGGGTCGAAGTCCTTCAAACCATCCAGGGCGGGGGTGGATTTTACCGATACCTTCCCGCCCACAGGGATGACAACTACCTGGTCGCCGTCAAAGTCAGCCCCGGAGAGCCGCTCCGCCACCTTTGGATTGATACCGACGGCGTCACGGATGTTCTTGCCCAGAATCGAGATCGCTGACTGATTTTTGTTGTTGACTGTCAACTCAGGGATCTCAAAAGTACCCCCATGGGGGTAGCGAATCAAGACGACCTTCTCTCCATTCCGATAGTTAGGGGCATAGATCTCCGTCTCCTTCATTTTTGTGATGGGGAGGATCACTTGCGTACTCTGCCGGGGGAGAGCGGCCGCTTTCAGGTGAACAACAGCGGAATCGCACTCGTCCGCAAAGTCCATCAGCAATTTCCGCTTGATGGTGGGGTTATTCAGGGAGCGGATCTCGTCGAATTCATCAGCGGCATCGGCGTAAGTCAGGTCAAGCTGCTTCTGAATCAGCTTGATAGGCTGCTTGGAAAGAAACTGGGAGGACAGGTTCTTACTCATTTTGTCCCAGTCCCCCTCCTCCTTCAGCTTGTTGATAGCTGACAGAGATTTCTTCTCTCCAGTGATGGGGTCCGTGTACTTGCCATTGGGGTCGGGGTAGTAGCTCTGACCATTGGCCTTGATGAACGCGCCGAAAGGATTATCAGGATCGTCCTGAATCTTCTTCATAACATCCATCTTTGGCGTGCCCGAATGCTTGTTCGTGTTGAACACGATGTCGGCGCCATCCGGCATGTCGTCAGAGTACATGGCCATGCCTTTCAGATAGTGGGTTCCATCTACAAGGATACGAACCTGGGCATAGTGGGAACCCCCCAAATCGAGGTCGGCCACACCACGGCGAAGTTCGATGACGCCATCCTTAGAGGTGCCACCTTCATCACCATAACGGATCTTCACCCGGCTGGAGTCAATGCTGGCCGGATACTCCCGTTTATCCCAGGATGCACCCCCATCGGCAGAGTGATAGTCGCCGACCGACTTGATGATGTCTAAGTTCTGGTAGGCGTCACGCTGCTCAATGTCGGGCACGGAGATAGCGGGAGTGATGGTTCGCTTCTTCGGATCGTTCACCTGGGGGACGCCAACGCCATAGCGGTTGTAGCCCTCAGTTTCCAGAATGAACAATGCTTCCTGGAGCACGCCTTTGGAAACGCCGAGCTGCTGCTCCACGCCCTCGCCCACGTCAAGAGCACCTTTGACCGCCAACTCCTTCTTTAGAGCCTCAGCGGTGGCAAGGGCCTTGTTCTTATTACTGGCTGTATTCTCGTTGAGCAGGGCACGGACAGAGGAGTCATTGTTGTAACCCATGATCTTGGCGATCTCGTCCAGCGTTTTTCCCTCTTCCCGAAGGGACTTGGCTCGCTCAGCCTGCAAGGCACGCCGCTCATGTTTCGCCACGCGAACCTGCATGCGGAGGTCAGTGGTGGACATCTTCAGTTCCTCGGCAATTTCCTTTTGAGATTTACCGAGCGCTTCAAGCTCCTCCACACGAGCCAGGAAGTCTCCGCCGTGTTGGTAAGGGTTCTCGCCAGAACCCCAGGGGTAGCGCCCAGAGCGCCTCTTGACGCCATAGTGCATCAAAATATCGTCCACAATGGGGTCCATGGCTTATTCCTCCTCTTCCTTGATACTGTTGATGATTTTGTCGAACGTAACAATGCGATCCATGATGGGGAAAATATCCTCGATGGTAGGCTTATGGTAGAGGATAGTGTCGTTCTGGTAAATACGCAGTTCCATCTCAATCTCGTTTGGTTTGTAGTCATACTCCAAACAGAAGAGGGCCGCGTAAACCATAAGCTGCTCCATGTGCGTTGGGGTCTCGCCGGTCTTCAAATCATGAATCCGAAGAATGTCTTTCCGAAAGGAAATGGCATCGGCAGTTCCGAAACAGTTCGGGGAATAATATAGGATTTGCTCGGGGGTCATCTTGTACCCGATGGCGTCGTTCACATACATGTTCAACGTCTTCTGGGATTTGGGCAGTCGCTGACCCAGTTTGATGCACTGAGCCGCAAAAGCGTGAAGAGCCGTCCCGCGCTGAGCCGCCCGGTATTTGGCATAAGCATCGGCGATCTTCTCCTCTGAGTAATTGATCCAGTGATAACCACTGGCGCTAAGAAAGGCATGCTGCCCCTCAAGGTTGGAGTGTTTTGCGAAGTTCATCCAGCACTTCCTCCTTATTCTCCGGGGAAATGAATCTGGAGAAGGACATCTCATTCATCTTCCCAACATAATACTCTTGGTTCGGCTGTCTCTTAGCGCTTGCAGATTTCTTACACTCAAGGGAGGCCCATTTTTTGCCATAAAGAATGAGCAGGTCAGGGATGCCCTGGCGCTGGTTCATCTTGAAGACCATGCAGCCGGGGAAGATCGTTTTCAGATTGGCAATCAGCCTGTCCTGAAAACCGCTTTCCAGTCTCGCGCTTCTGGCCATGAAACAGGCCTCCTTTCTGATAAAAGTGATAGAAAGAATAGGATATGCGCGACATATCTCTCTCCTCTCCATAAAAGAGTCTGTTTTTTTCGCGGAAAGAAAAACCAGCCAAATATCAATCTGCGCAAAAGAAAAGAGCCGCTGTGTTAGCGGCTCAAATCTTATTCGATCGTAAATCCTATTTTTCGTTTCGGCTTACTATTTTCCTCAGCAATTTTCTCGACCTTCGGTTTACCAAACGATTGCCAGATCGTGGCGCCGGCAGCAGTTCCAATCGCCGCCACCATCGACGTGGTAAACGTCATAAGTAGTTGGGTCGGGGTTCCAAAGTTGAGTTTCATACTATCGCCTCCCATAAAGGCGACTGCATTTTCGGCGGAAACGAAAAGAGCCGAGGCACCATCAGGCACCCCGGCTAAATTACAAATATCCATGTCGTGTTCATCAGCTGTTGTTCCTCAAATACCGAATCAGAATCCAGATCAGCCAGAGACCTCCGGTACAAAAAGTGAGAATAACGTCCAGAATTAGTCCGGCCGTACTCCGTTTCTTTCCGCTATTCCTGCTCATGGGAACTCTCCTTTCCAAGTTCTTTCTTTTTGTCACGACGGATCATCTTCTCGACGCCGGCTCTTGCCTTGGCGGCAGTATCTCCCGCAACGGCTTTGGCGCGCTCCATCTGTTCGGCCCGCTTAACTGCGCGCTCCTGTTTCAAAGCGGCCTTCTGTTGCTCGGCCTCTTCAAATATCCGTCGACTCTCATTGATGACTTCCTGAGTCACATACTGAACAATGACCGTGTCACCCGGTTTCAACTTCGAGTTGGGTTTTCGGTCAGAGCCAACCACCTGGAGTTCAAAGCAGTCTTTGTATTTGACGCACGCATCCCGAAGGCGAACCTCGATGGATAGCGCTTTCAGACCGCGGCTCTCCAAAAGTTCTTTGGCCTCGTCCAGTTTTAGAGGAAACTTCTTGGAACAGAGCTCGGGCATAAATATCAATTCTTCAGAAGGGCCAAGTTCTTCCTTTTTGGGAATCCGGTCGATAAGCTCGACGGCAAGCGGAGTCACTGCGCCGACAATTCCGGCGACAAGACCCAGCGTACCTCCGATATTACCGTTCGGCTTCTTTGGTTTGGCCATCGGCTATCCCTCCTTTGGGCAAAATAAAAGAGTGCGCCCCATGGAGAGACGCACCCTTGCAAAAGCGTATCTCTCCATTGTTGCGACACAATCTCATATTAGCCTACGGGCATAACGAGTAAGAGAGAAAACACCTTTTGCCAAAGCATTTTCCCCGTAAGCTAATAAATATATGAAACTGTGTCGTATTGCCAGTATAGCACACCTCCATCCATTTTGAAAGAGGAACTTTGAGGGTTCGACCAGACTTCGGCTCCAAAACCGCAAATATCCACCGGAAACCCGCCAAAATTCCCTTGCTGGCCAGTTGGCCACTTTTTTTCGTCACTTATATAATTTTTAATATTTTTTTTTTCGTATTTAAGTGAAGAGAAAAAGTGGGAAAGTGGCCAGAAAACCCGCAAACCCTTGGGGCGCAACGGTTTCAGCCTGGCCACTTTTGAAAATAAAAGTGGGCAGAAAGTGGGCAAATGGCCAGTTTTTCGCTATTTTCGGCCTTATTTTCATGCAAGATTTTGAAGATTTCTGGCCAGTTTCAAATTAAAAGTGGGCAAATGGCCAGTTTTCGGACTAAAAGTGGCCAGCAAAATGGCCCAAAATCGACCTGCTACTAACAGTAATAGTAGCAGCTTTTGGCTCACTTTTCGGTTGAATCCTGCTGCAAAGTCGCCCACGTTCGTACCCTTCGATGCCCAGCTATACTGTTCTCACCCCAAAATATCAAGCTCTAGTCAGGCCTGTTTCTTAAAAGGCCCGCCGCTGGTAAGGCTGATTTCGAGGAGCCACCGGGACAAATTGGTAGCGAGGAGGGGATGAGCGAACCCGGCGATGAAGGGACATGCCGTACTTTTTAGGCGGCACCCCGTTGCGCTTGGGCCAGAGTTCATCGCTCTCGGCTAGGCCACGAAACATATCCTGGAGCGCCTGTGCGACGTTTTCCATTGCCTGGCCAAAGGCATTCCAGGCATCCGCAATCTTCTGGACAACCGCCAGAGCCTCTTCCATGGTCATAAGTCGTCACCTCTCAAATATTGTTTTGGGATTTGGAAAAGCCTGCCCGCATATTGGTGTAACAGCAGTTGAGTGCCCTTAACAGGTTGTCGATCTGAGCCGTTCGGTCTACCTGAATCTTAACCGTCGGCTCCGGCAACGGTAAATATCCAAGCGCCTCCATCTGCTTATGGTCACAGATGGATACATGCGGACACGCCCTACATTTCGCCGCCAGTCTGGATAGGCCCAAAATTTATCACCTCCAAACCTTTCCGGAGCGCTTGTCCACCAGAACAATCCGCCCCTCGATTTCAAAGTCCGCCAGTTCGCAAATATCAAAGATGGCATAGAGCAGCTTATGGAACCGCTCCTCCTCGGCCTCGATATTCTTCAGAGCTTGGTAAGCTGTGGGGTCTGAGTAACCCTCTGCGTTTTTTCGATCATTCCAGGACAATTTTTCTCACCCCGTTCGTTCATGAATTTGATAAGCGATTGGGCATGCATATCGCTGATGCCGTATTTTTCTTGCAGTTTGGAGATGAACCAATCTGGGACAGGTTTTCTCCCGCATTCGATAGCGGACAGCTCGACCGATGAAATATCAAGATCCTTCGCCATATCATAGAGCAGCATTGCTCGAACCAGGCGAATGTCCCGCACCATTCTTCCAAAAGCATCAAGTCCCATGGTCGCTCTCCTTATGCCATGCTTCGATGTCGACGCCAATTCGCTTTAGCATCTGCGTACAGAGCCAAATATCATCCTGGTCTTCCATCTCATACCGACTGACCAGCTCCTTGATACGGTCATGGAAGGCATCGTAATAAGTCCGAAGCCGCTGAGCCCCGAACCCGAACTGTTCATGCAGCACCCACAGAATGGTCGCGTCGATTTCGGCGATGTGTTTTCTGTCGTACTCCGCAAGCTCCTTCTGGATCTCGATATCCATCGCTTTTTTCTCCGCCGCGGTAAGTATGGCGCCGTACACCTTTCCTCCGGCTTTCTTGACATGCATGGCTTTGGCTCCCTCCCATAATCCAATTTTCCTTGGCAAAGAATAAGGGGACAGCGAAGAACAGCATCAGCACTGTCGCAGTCGCGTCCCCATCGAGAAACATCACAGGCAAAGAGAGCCCAACCAGCAGCAAAGCGTAGAGCTTATTTTTCAAGAGTTCTCGTTTCCACATGTGTTAATCACCTCTCTTACCGTAAAATATCGAATCTTTTTAGTAGACGAAGAGATGACC